TACTTGACATTGCGCTGAGTGCTCGCGCCCGGAGATGCCACAATATCGGTTGTCGTGGCCGTCGATATGATTGTATTCAGCCGACCGGGAGTTACGGTTGTCCCGCTCAAGTCCACATAGGAAGCCTGCACGCGCACGTCACCCGCATCGCTGGTAACGAGTTGAAGCTTGTCGCTTGTGGACGTGAGAAGGATCATATCAAATCACCTAGGAAATCGTGATTGCCGCGCCGGTAAAGTCAATCGTGTAAGTCTCGCCATTGGCCATCGTCACAGAAGACCCATGGTCCCACCAGCCGACAAGAGGATCGCCAGCTAATGTGTCATCAAAGACAATAACGTAACGGAACGGCCCAACGCTACCGGACGCGGTAAGTACCAAATCAGCAAGCACCAAAGTTTGAGTGCCGCCGGTCTGTGACGCGCTTGTGGTCGTAAGTGCGCGGCTTGACAGATTGGTGTAGCTGATCTGCGTAATGTCAGCGATGACGCTATTAGCTGCAACCGGCGCAATGTTGGTGAGCGCGATTGCAAACTGGTCTGTGCCGAGATTTGCGCTTTCGACCATAGTTTCGGCCCACGCCTGAAACTTATTCCATGTCGCCATGATTTATTTTCCTAGTTAACCAGTTCCGATTCCATGTCATCATCCTCTACCGGCTCATCGATCACTTCCGTGATAAGCCCATCAGGACCGCGAACAGGAATCCGCCTCATGCGCTGCACCGGCACCCGCATTTTGCTAATAGCCGCCACCGCCGCTTCCGCCGCAACCTTCGCCAGCGTCTCCGCAAGCATCGGCGCAACAGTCGAAGCCACAGTCTGAGAAAGGACCGGCGTAAGCTGTTCCGACACTTGCAATGTCTGCGGTGCCGCCGCCGCCATGCGCTCAGTCTGTGCCCGGTACTGCTCAAGTTGCAGCTTCTGAGCCTCAAACTGGATTTTCTGCGCCTCTAGCTGAAGCTTCGCCCGGTCCAACTCCGCTTGCATCTTCGTATTCTCGACATCGGCCTGTAGCTTGGCCATATCAAGCTGAGACTTATCCTTTAGCTGCGCATTCTCAGCCTCAACTTGCTGAAGCCGCTGCGCACCCTCATCAATCTGCTGCTGCAACTCCGGCGGCAACCCGTTGCCAGTGATATTCGGCCCCATGGTCCGCCTCAACCGCTCCGCAATCTCGCTCGCCCCTTGCACGTCCAAGGCTTCAATGATCTTGTCGCCCGCCACCTGTGCGAGCTGAGGATATGCCCGCACCAACTCTACCAACTGTTGCGCCGTTTCTTCCCGCTTTGTCGTGAAGCTCGGACCCGCATCCACCACAACGTCATAACGGCCTACCGAGAAGTCATAGACATACTTGATGCCTTCCTCAGTATCAGCCATTTCGCCCGCTTCCCGCTGCATTTCCTGATCCTCGAAAGGCTCAGAAGCTGGTTTTTCCTCAACCGGCGTACGATTGGACAGTTCAACAGTCGCGGCCCTGCCATCCTGGTGCAAAATGCGAACCATTTGCCCCGGCTGATAAACCGCCGGAATCAGGTCAACAATAATCCGGCCCGCGTGTTGAATGGCCCGCGATAGATTATCGATGAAATGAAACGTAGCAGTGTCACCCTCACGCTGCCGCGCCATGATGGCCTTGCCGCTTGTCTCATTCGACCGCGCGCCTAGGCTGGCGTCATACATGCCCAAAATGGCCTTAATATCGTCGCTGGCAGTCAATGCCTGCGAAATGGCACCAATGGCCTGCCCGTTATCAATCGGCTGCCGCTGAGGCACCTGTACGCCGCTAGGAACCGCAATGTAAGGATGGCTTTCCGTGTTGACGGTGTTCCACTTGTGCGGCTCCGCCTCAAACGCCCGCTCATCCCCGATGAATGGCGTCTTAGGCGACAACGCGACATGCTCAGTTGCAGCGGACACCCAATAGTTGAGCCGCCGCTGCGCATCCTTGGCGCTATGAATGAGGCTCCGGAAGATACGCCTTCCGCCGTCGTTAAGTTCCTCACCGTAAACCGGGACAATGGGAATAAAGCACCCTGCCCAATCCTTGCTTTCCAGAACCTCAGCGCCCGTAACCAGATGCTGCTTGACCTTGTAACCCTTTGTCTTCCGTGTCTCCGGCCCCGGAAAGATGCCATACTGCGCAAGCATTTCAGCCTGCCTCACATACACGTCTTCAAGCATCACCCGGCCATCGGACAGCTTCAACAGCGTCTTATCGACCTCCTGACGGCTCCAATACTCAGCAATCAAAACCTCATCGCCATCACGCCAAGGGTCTTTCAACTGTTCATAGCTGACGTCAAACCAAGATGACGGGTTAGCGCCCTGATACTTTCGCTTGAATTGATCCTTGGGCAACAGCGTTGTGATGAATCCCGTATTCCAATCGCTCGAATCCGCGCACTGGCTATAAGGATCGCCTACCACCTGTAGCGGGTTGACAATGCGGTTGATCCGAATTTCCTTGTCAAAGGAACCCTCCGCATATTCAACGTCAATGCGGAAATATCCAAAGCCACCAGATACGGCGGAATCAATCGCCGTGTCATAGGCAACACCGGCATTCGAAGACGTCTCTATGTTGAGGATCAGACCATCCAGAACCGCCGCCGTCTTGACGTCCGCGAAATTGTCCACCGGCTTAACCCGAATGCGCGGCCTGTTTTGGCGCGCGTCATTCAGCACCTGGCGGATGAATGAAGGAAGCTTAGGAATAGACAGTGACGGCTTGCCCTGCCTGTTTCTCAGCTTTAGCTGATCTTCCGGCCAATGCTGGCCAAGGCGGGCGAAAGCATAATCATCACGATAGCTTTCCCGGTTATCGCGCTCAGCATCCAAGCCAATGCGATAAGCCTCCTTGGCCTCAGCCAGTATGTCCTTGTCAGAAGCCATCAGGCCCCCTTTCGTGCCGCTTCACAGCGGGAAATTTCAGCGAAAGCTAATTAGCTTTTTGCGGCTGCCATGATTTTGCAGCAAGGCGCGGCTTGCATGTGTGACGAATGATCGCCATTTCAGCCGCCGATTTTACTTCAGCGCCACATTCGCAGCACACATAACCAGACTTAAGCGGTACGCATTCACGCCATTCGTGGCCCGTGTAAATCGCAAATTCATCATGCAGCTTCTTGCGAAATGCGACTACGTATTCTTCGTAACTGTCAAATGGCATTTGTAGGCACCGACATGGTGATTGAGTAGATCACGCCATCATCTTTCTTTGTCGTCTTTGTGCTGATTGCCCATTGCGAATTTGTCAGCATCGCAACTAACGCGGGCTTGAAGACGTCCTCAAAGACCTTGGCTTCATGTTCGCTTACGTTTATATCAACGCCACGAGTCGTCATCATTACCCCATCCAGCTATGTTCGCTCGGATACATTGCCCGATCGCGCGCTATTGTCGGCTTTCGTGGCGATTCATATGCCACACACATAAGCCCAAAAGCATCGGCGGCATGCGAAGACCAGTCATGTTCCGGGCCTAGCCCTATGTTCCGGTTAGAGTCCCGCTTCTCGTGATACCAGCCCAGCGCATCAATACCGCCCTGGGTAGTCTCAGCTTCGAACCACATGCTTGGGAACAACCGCCGTGCCGCCTCTATGCGTTTCATGTCAGCATCCCGGCCTGCATTTGCCACGGTCTGCACCTTGAAGCCCGCCGACCTCACATGGTCCTCGAAGCGATGGCCAGTCACCTTGTCGCGGCTTGCCCCGTCATGAGGCAGGACACAAAGCGCATTGGCGTAACCACGGCTCCGAAGCCATTCAAGATGGTAGCCAAGGCTTTGCCCCTGCGCCTCGTAGTAGTCCAGAATGCGAATTTCCCGGTTGACGAATTGAGCAACCCAGATTGACGTGGCATCGCTTATGCCCAAATCCCAGAAAGCCCTCACCTCCATGAGAGGGTCTTTCGGAACCTTGCCAATCCGTCCTTCCGCCTTCGCCGCCGCTATGTGTTGAGCGTAGTAGGCTCCAGACAACACCGTGGCATAGTCGCCTTCCCATATGTGCCGGTACTGATCCGGCTGGGTTCTAAGGCAGTCCTGGCGCTCTTGCTCCAGAACGCTGGGAAACCATGGGTTGCCATCCCAGTTCGCTTGTATCACCACCGCGCCGGATGGCAGGCTGTCGCCTCTCAGCATTTGATCGACCGGATCGCTTTTCCGTGTCGGGTTCCAGCTGAACCAAAGCTCCGAACCTTCCGCGCGAATGGTAGGACGTAGAAGGCCCAGGCTCCTAGCCGATAGCGTTTGCGCTTCCTCAATCCAAGCCCTTCCATATCCTTCCAGTGACTTGATGCTTTCGGCGGTATGATCCTGCATGCCCTGAAAGATGATGACGCCACCACCTGGCGTTTCGATCCTGTCCGTCAGTACCTTGAAGCCTTGAGCCTCACCAAGCCCAAAGGCTTTCAGCTTGTCTTCGATCAGGCGCTTGGCTGACTCCTTGAGGCTCTTTTGAACTTCGCGAATACAGACTGACCGCAAGCCGGGATTCAACAGGTGTTCTTCAACAAGCAGGTCTGCGAAGAAATGCGACTTGCCGGAACCTCGCCCGCCGTAGATGCCCTTATACCGCGCCGGAGATAGTAGAGGCTCAAAGATCGGCGCTGTCTCAATCCGTAGGGTTGTCATCTTCTTCCCGCCATTCCCGCTCGCAATACCTGGAACGAGGGGGAACGCGCTCAAGTTCCGCGACTCTGCGCTCCAAGCTTTCAATGTGGCGGCATAGAGTGATTAAGATTGGCGAGAGCGCCCCCAAAACCGGCGAACCAGGCTTTTGAGTGCAATACTCTGCCGGAATGTCATCAGGCCATTTTAGGTCACGCATGCCAGCCCAATTCATTTCACCAGCACCCGCTCAATCCGGGAAAACTGTAAAGGACCGCCATCTGCGCCAGTCACCTCTGTTGATACCTTGTCGCCGTATACCTTCGGCCTCAATTTGCCCGCCAACCATTTACGGGCGTCCACCTGAAGGCGGGCCTTGGCGGCATCTTCTGCTTTGTCAGCGATATCTAAAATCTCGTCAGCCAAGGCGTCGGCCTGCGTTTCTCTCGCGCGCGCGTATTGGTCGCGAAAATCCTTCTTGGCAGCGATCCAGCGGAAAACTGTAGCCTTGTCTGGAAACAAATTGTCGCGGCAGATTGCGCGGAGACTTTGACCGTCAGCCAGCCGTTCGCAGATGTGGTCTGCAATTTCCTGTGAGAACTCAGATGGCCGCGCCATGAGCCACCTCAATAATTCGCTTCAGCCTTCCGGGTTCTACAAGCCCGCGCAGATCAAATCGAAGGAGCATTCTGGCCGTAAAGACGCGCGTGCCAATGCGATCCATAAGCCTTTCGTCAGCAGTTTTTCGTTCGCGCGGCTTGGGCGACACGCGCCCGCCGGCGCCCCCACAGTTGCGGTTCAGTTCAGGGCGAGCAATCTCAATAAGGCGGCGCTCACACTCAAACGCCCTTTCCTCGCAAGCAAACTCTTTAATGATTTTGCCCTTGAGGCTGAAGCGGCGCATTTGTTTTTGGAGACGCCGCCCACTGCCTTTCCCCACATACAAAATGATATCTGGGGTTTCGAACAACTGGTAAACGTAGAACCGCCCGCGCTTCTGTGCGACTGCCGTAGCTTGGTCGCCTGACATGATGTTTCTCCACTTTTTTCGGCTTTAGCCGCATTTACCGCTTGACGCATGCGGCAATAACCGCCATATTGGGTCCATCAACAACGGAGGAACGACAAATGAACAAGAACCAGCGAATTTCAATGATGATCCTCGCGGAATACACCCGCACCGGCAACATTCGCGAAGCCATCATCGCGGTTTGCGGCAAAGACGCATATGATCAGCTTATCAATGAAGTTTATCACGGGCTCCGCGCCAAGTCCGAGGCCGCTGGCCGTAAGCTAGTCCCTGCCAGTTAACCCCAAGGGGGCTTCGGCCCCTGTTTAAGTAGGAGAGAGGAAAATGGAAATTGACATGAAGCAGTTTCGGGCTGCCATCAAAAGCGCTATTGGATCAGGACGGCCGCAGAACGACTATATTCGAGGCTACCGGCACGGCATTGAAGATGGCCTCATGTTTGTTAAGAGGCTTTCGTCTGGCTGGCAATACGTTGACGGCAAATGGATTCAGCCTCAGTCAGACGGCAAGCCATGACCCGCAACCGCCCTTGCGCTCACCTTCGCCCGGATTATGCCCGCCTGGATGATGCTGCGTATATCCACCGGAACCCCGTCACGGATGAAATCACATGGCCACCGTGCCGCATGGAGGATGAACTCAAACGCCTTGGACTTGTGGAGGAACCCAGGAAATGACCGGCCCAGACCTCACCCGATGGCGGGAACTGCTGCATATGAATAAGGGCGAAGCAGCTAAAGAGCTAGGCTGTGATCGTGACGCCTATTCCCGCTGGGAAGCAGGGTTGAGCAAGATTCCCCGGTATGTCGCCCTTGCATGTGCTGCAATTGCTCACGGCTTAGGACCGTGGGGAGGCAGGAAGTAGCTGAATTTCAGCAATAATCTACTATCCGGCACTCTCGCACCGTTTGCTAGCCGTGGCTCCGCGCGTACACGCCATGCGCTGCGGCCATCGCAAATCACTCTCGACAATACTGATTTTGCGGAATCCGTCAAGCAGCTTCCGCAACGTCCACCTGCTTTTCCCCGAAAAGAGCCGCCATGATGGTTTCCGCCGCCCCCGGCTCGCCAAGCTTGACGGTCCTTTTCGCCCTCTTGCCTTCCTGCCGCCGCTGATACTGCCGCCTTAAGATGGCGTTCTCTAGGTCCACCATTTCCCGGAAATCAGCAATTTGGCTTTCCGGGACCATATAAGGGGCTGTGAGGCCATCCGGCCGGTGAAGGCTGTCATACCCCTCAAGGTCCACGAGAAGCCGTTCTAGGCCCGTAGGAATGGCGGCAAAGAGCATCCTAGGGATTAAGGGAGTCTCCCATATCCTGTTGCGCCTAGGCTTGCCAGTTTTCGCCCCCGGCTTGATCCGGTGAAACCGGACTTGGACCGGGCACCATACCGGGAAGCCAAGCGCCTCTATCCTGCGGGCTAGGGCTAGCTCTTGAAGCCGGGTGGAACGGATGATTAGCCAATGGGTCATGCCGCATTCTCCCGCTCCGGCAGCTTGCTTTCAAAATACCAGCCGCGCCCCACGACCCGCCCGGTATCGTCTTTCAGGTCCACCGCATTGAAGCGCCGCCCCGTCCGCTTCCAAGCATCCCATTCCGGCGACCCCTCAAAAACCATAACGCGCGTTACGCTTGGCCTGATTGGCACCACCGACCGCAAATCCTCATCCTGCCACCTTGCGCCGTTGAGCCACGTTGCCGGATGGGGAATATAGTTCTCATCCTTGCCAGCGCACTTTCGCCGAAATGCCCGCGCCGCATCGCAAATCACCTTTGCGCCGCCCGCCTTCCTGACTGCGGCAGGCCATGCCCGTTCCGCCGTTCCCCGCGCAATGTGGCGGGGGTACGCATCGTAAAATTCCTGAAAACCGTCTAGCTCCGGACGGTCCAAAGCCGCGACGTTCAAGGCGACCACCGCGTCAATCCCGGCAGGCGGGGCCATGGAAACGCCGCGCAATGCAATTATGCGATAAGCATTGAAAAGCATTAGCTTTTTGAGAGACCTAGCCTTAGGCTTTCGAGCGTCAATCTCGATTGCGACCACCCCGCCGTCACGCCTGGCCAGAATATCAATCCGGCCCTCCCGGTCATCGCCAAGTTGCGCGGTCCCGGCTTCGCAGCGGACCTCGAAGCCATCGGCTGAAAGCGCATCGGCAACCGCGCGGTGCAAAATTCCGGCCTTGTCGGGAATCTCCGAAAGCCCGGTCATCACGGCAACCGCCCGTGCTCCGGCAAGTTGGTTTTGAGAAAGGGAGGGGGTATGAGTTATATTATTATCTTTGGGTATATATATATTATTATCTACGCGCGAGGATTCCGCGTAACGCGTTACGTCACCGTTATGGGTTTCGTTATGCGTATTGCTTTCTGGGTCCCCATAACGCGTTACGTCACCGTTATGCCCTGCGTTCTGTTTCTTGCGCTCCCGGTATGCCGCTTGCCGCCGTGCCGCGCCTGACTTTTCGGTCCCGCCGTCATCGGCAATGCACTCCAAAGCCGTCACGATGGCTTCCGCCGTCATGCCAGCCTCTTTCATCCGGACTATGGTAGCTGCCAGATTCAAGCCGCCTCCCTCGCCTTGAACTCTAGGCCAAGGTCACAAAGGGCCATGTCTATTCGCGGCCTGAAATACTCGAAATTTTCATCGACCTTTTTCACGCCATGAAGGATTGTGGAATGATCTTTCCCAAGAATTTCCGACAGCCTCGGAAAGCTTTTCCCGGTGTACTTTCTCGCAATCCAAAAAATGATTTGGCGAGACTCGCACAGAAGCCTTGAGCGCCTGCCAGATTCTATCGTCGTCCTTGGGATCGACGAAAGCCGGGAGACAGATTTCACTATGTCATCGACAAGCAGAATTTCCGTTCTACGAGCAAATGGCTTCTGAGTTGTGTCATCCCAGGCCATTTCAACAGTGTACCGCCATTTCGCGCGCCTGCCCCATTTGGACCGCACTCGTTTAACTTCCCGTCCTAGCTGTTGCGCAATAGCTTCGACCGAAGCGCCACCCTCTTTCAGCTTAACAAGCAGCCTCATCTCACCAGCCGACCACGGACCAGTTACGCGATATGATGGCAACTTTCCGGAATTTCCGGACTGTTGATGATCCACAACTTCAATGCCTGAATCCGACATTTTGTAGGTGTAAAAATGCCCGTCAAGGTTCCGCCTGATGGCTTCCTCGGTCCACTCCATCAAACCGCCTCCTTGCGCTTGTAATTCAAT